AGCTACCACTATATGCACTCAATTCATGCTTAACATGCACATTGCGACATCAATTCGCTAGTAATGTGCACACATGTCAAGACAAGGTTGCATTTACCCACTTAAAGGGTGGAGATGGGAGTTGTATGCTCCCATCCTATGTTATCTGGTATCTATTGCCTCCTTGATGAGCTTTGCCTTCTTGATGCCAATCCAAGGTAGCCGTCTAATCTTATCGGCTGATACTTGGCCCTTGTATCTGCCATGAGCTGTTCGTGCCCATGAAGATATAGTATCCAGATCCTCACCTAGCCGTGTAAGTATCTTCTGGATATTTAGTGGTAGAGTATCCATATCTGTTCCTTGTTGTGGTGAGTAGGTATATGAATGGAGACGATAGGTGTTACTACCATCTCCATCCATCTAGCTACTAGAGTGGGAGGCTGGCCGTATCAGCTACGTGCTGACGCTTGTAGACCTTGCCGTGCTGCTCCAGAACCTTCATGATCTGGTGCTGCGGCTTCGTACCGGTCTCGATGGCCTTCTTCTCGGTGGCCCAGTACTTCTTGAAGGAGGCAATCTGTGCCTTGCCCTCGGCCTCGGTGAACGTCGCCATCGACAGCCACTCGTTGAACCAATCATCATGCGCGATGACGCAACGGTAGACGCCAGTGCCGCGAACTGGATCGAGGAAGATACGCGGGGTCGGGATAGTACGCATGGTAGATCTCCTTAGTTGGAAGAGGAAGGACAGGATTGCCAACAACCTCAACAAACACCAGCAGAAGTAGCCACCGATGTTTGCCACGTGCTCCTCTTCTTCTTCTTCTTCTTCTTCGAGAAGCACACTAATTGTCAGCAGAAGTAGCTACAGGGGGTGGGGTGATTGCTTTCTTGTTTGTATAGCCCCCCCGTCGAATAAAAAGACGCGTGTTAGTTTCTGGTGCTTAGAGTATAATTCAGATCTACCCTCCCCCCCATAAAACAATGTGGCCGTATGGGACTTGTGTGTCAAAATACAATTAAAATATGGGGTGAATTGAGGGTAGCAACGGCGCGCCTCACGCCGCGCCTTATTGTGTTGACAGTGCGTTGATTGAAGGGTAAGATATGTCGTCTTCCACAGGGAACACAAGCCTGGCTGTTATTACAACAACATACAACACTGGGCACACACTGATAGTCACTGACAAAACAACTGAGTGGAGATAAGAGTTATGGCTACTAGCACATTATTTTGGGAAAACTCGGACTATGGTCCCGGTGATACCAACGCAACATATGAGTTTTTGAGTAGTAAGTCACCTAACCGCTATCACCTGATGCGATTGCTTCGTAAAAAGGGTATGCGGGAAGTTGGTGAAATCTTGTTCACTGCTCTGGCTGAAAACACTCCTAGTGACACTGCAAGTGTTACGATTGCCCAGCTAACTGCTGAAGCAAATACGGAGGACAATGTTCAGGGTGGTGTTCGCACCATTACCTCTAAAGAAATCATGGGCCTCGTTCTTGACTCGGATAAGGACGACGCAACTGCTGAAGCATCGCGTGCGGCTACTGCTGCTGATGTTACGACGCTTAATGCAGAATTGATTCCTAGTGGTACTACTGCTAACCGTGCTCCAGCTACGTATCCTACGGATGCATCTGGTAATGGTGGCGGCGGGAAGTTCGACCAGGGCTTCTAATGCTCCCCAACGGTATGGAACCATTAGTGTTAGCTGATGGGACCAGAGTTAACCCCGTTGACGGTGTAATCATCGAAGACGAGTTTCTGGTTGAAGTCCCTAACACTGAGGACATTAAAAGGGAGATCGTTGCTGCTCGAAAGAGAATCAGCGATCTTCCTGTTCCTCCTAATCAGATGAACACTATTAGTGTCATCATCTCGTATACCTTGTTTGGTATCAATGATGATGACATTAGTATGACGCTAGCTATTCCTCCTGAACAGTTAGTAATGATTAAATCATCTGATGCTTATAGAAGTCTACAAGAACAATTTGTGAAGAACATTATGGAATCAGATGCTTCTGATGTCCGTAATATGTTCGTACTGAAGTCTAAGACAGCCGCACACACAATGTTTGCGTTGATGGAAAGTAACAATGAGGCAACCAGAGGTAGTGCTGCTAAAGACATTCTGGATCGTGCTGGACAGCGCCCTGTGGACGTGGTAGAACATCGTCACAGGATGGAGGGTGGCCTTACTATAGAGTATATCGAAAAGAAGGATGACATCCCCACTATTGATATAACGGCAGAACTGCCATGACAAATAATAAAGACTTCATCTATGGGCATGATTTAAGGGATAAAGAAGATAATAGGACGTTTCATCCTCCTAAATCTAAACCAGATCTTTCGTACTTTGAATCTTTGATGCAGGGTAGGCGTATCAATCTTGGACCTCCTTCTGCGGAAGAGGCACTATTTTCTGATATAAATAGAAAGTTTCCTAGTGATCCTAAAACAGATTTAATTCGTAAATCTCAAGATGATGAAGTACGAAGTGTTCTACTTGAACAATTAATTGAGCAATATGCATTGTTTCAGAAAGGCGAAAGACTGATGCAAAAAGATGCAGTTAGTAATCCAAATCGCGGAGCAATGAGTCCATTCCAACATCTATTTGATCAAAATTGGGATAAGCTGTTTCCTGATGATTCCACTCTTAAAACAACATCCAAACCCGACCTTGACATATAGAAATAAGTAAGGAGTATTAAGATGGCTATTGTAGCAGAGACAAGTGGCAATGGTGGCGGCGAAACCGGCTCTGGTCCTGAGAATAAATTAAGCTCAGTCAATCGTGGTGCCGCTACAGTTATAGATAACCTTACACCCACATACATTGGTGAGATCGCTCACGACGTAGCTAGTGATACTAACTATGTCGCTAAACGTGTTGATGGTGATATGAACACTGACACGCTTACTAGTGCTGATTGGGTTGCTGTATAAGTCGTGCCAACGTTTAGACTCATCAAAGATAGTCTACAAGATCGGTTCTTACATTCAAGAGCTAAGGTCCAGTTGTATGGTGGGGGATTTGCTAATGGCAAAACCTCTGGAGCATGTATCAAGGCTATTCAACTTGCGAAAGATTATCCAGGTGGTAACGGCCTTATGGCACGTAGTACTTACCCTAAACTTAATGATACGTTGCGTAAGGAATTTCTCAAGTGGATACCATCCGATTGGATTGAATCATTTCCAAAGAGCGCAAATGCTAGTAACACTTGTACGCTCAAAAATGGGACTACTATTAACTTTCGATATATCGCACAACAGGGCAAACTAGGTAACGAATCTACTACATCTAACCTTCTGTCTGCTACCTACGACTGGATCGTGGTAGACCAGATTGAAGACCCAGAGATTGTACACAAGGACTTCTTAGATTTATTAGGTAGACTACGCGGATCAACTAAATATGAGGGCGATGATGCAACTATGCCTTCGAGTGGGCCTCGTATTTTTGTCGTTACTTGTAATCCTACACGCAACTGGGTTTATAGAGAACTCGTTCGACCTATCCACGACCTCGCAAATGGCGTCATCAGCGACAAGCTATTGTGCAAGACCGATGAAAACGGAAAAATGTTACTGGATAAAGAAAGACTTCCAGTCCCGATCATTGAAATCTTTGAAGGATCAACCTACGAGAACAGATCGAATATCCCAGATGACTTCATGCAGACATTGGAATCCTCATATAAAGGGCAGATGCGCGCACGGTTCTTAATGGGTGAATGGGCTAGTTATGAGGGACTAGTCTATCCAGCGTTTAATGAAGCTATACACGTAATGAGTCATCACACTATCAAGGCGTACTATGACAGACTCAAGATGCGTACTGCTAATCTAGAGTATCTAGAGGGATATGATTATGGGTTGGCTGTACCTTTCTGTTATCTGTTTGGTTTCTGTGATGATAAAGGAAATGTATTTCTACTAGATGGCTCATACGAAGCTGAACTACCGCTTGATGATCATATTACTGCTATCAACAATATTCGTGATAAGTATAATGTTGACAAGAGTAATATGATCCTTGCTGATCCAGACATCTTTCGTCGTAAGGCTGTAGGCAGGAAGCTAGTAGGCAAAGCAATCAGTGATATGTTCTTGGAAGATGGCATCATATGTCAACGAGGAAATAATGACATCTCGAACGGTATTGTCAAAGTTAACCAGTATCTTATCCCACAAAGAAACCATCAAAACCCGATTACGGGAGAATATAACGCGCCGTACCTCTACATCTCCGACAGTCTCGAATTCTGGATCAACGAAATCAGTGACTACTACTGGATGAAGAATCCAATGGGTGAACAACAAGATAAG